TCAGATAATGCCTGTCCGGTAGCTCCCGAATTAAGCATACCTTTACCGGCCTGAGAGGCATCAATGGCTTTTACACCTTGGCTTCTGATGAAATCCATTCCTGCTGAATTAGAGAAGTCATCGAGTGCGCTACCGGCAGACGGGGCGGTTCCAGAAACCGGGGTAGGCGTTCCAGACACTGGATTAGTCACTGGCAGTCCACCGCCTATCGGAGGAGTTCCTGGATTAAAAGGTGTAGTCACAGGATTGGGGACGCCGACGCCTAGCGGGCCGCCAGTGGGTCCTCCTGGGGCTCCGAAGACAGCTCCTGTATCTGGAATGCTTCCATTGTTAATGCCGTCAATCGTTCTGGCAATGTGCCCCCCTATACTTCCGTCATTACTTCCGAAAGAGTTATTCAAATCTTCCATTCCTATCGGAGCACCATTCATACTTTTTGGACTACCGATTGGAGAACTAGGAAGAATAGTATTCATAAAGGAAGGGGAACTAAACGAAGTCCCGACAGACGATGAAACAGGAGAAGGATTCCCTCCGACAGTCGCCCCAGGCGCTAGTGATGTCGGGGCAGGATTAGAAGGATTAGTTCCAAATCCGGGAATCCCTAAAAGAGACGCCATCATGTTTCCGGCGTCCGAAGCCAGACCTAGTGAAGGCGCCGTAGAATTTGCGACCGTAGGATAGGCCAGATTCCCAGAGACAAGCGAGTTCGAAGACGTGCTTGTCTGCTGAGAAGGAGAGCCGAATAAGAAACCCATTATTTTTGTCCTTTGTAAAAGTCTTCTTTAGTCAAGGTAAACACTTCACATAATCCTTTTCTTGGAAAATCCATAAAGCCCTGTGAAGTCATTCCGACTTGTCGAGCACCCCATCTGGCGGCGGGAAGACCTTTTGGTGTAATTCCTCTTGCGAGTTTCAGTCCATGATTAGTAAATGCGTCATCGAGCATTTCTCTTGCCAGATTAATAGCAGCCCTGCCACGAACCTTAAAAAACCAATGGACTGTTCCGACTCCGTTATACTCAAATGTAAGAAGACCTATCGAACCGGAAACGTCATACATTATATTTCCCGGAGTATTCAACCAAACTTCAGGATCGACTCCCTCCATATCTTCTGGGTGTTCGTCGAAACATGACCGAAAGACGTCAGGGTCTTTAGACTGATTACACAAGAGTCAGTGAGACCGACCTGACGACACCGTCATACCCTTTGACTTTTATCTTTAATGTAGTGTTCGTCGTAAATTCGAAGACTAGGTCGCCGTTATCAATAGGAGTGGCAGTCAAGGCAGGACGGACTAATCCTTGTAGCAGTTTCATCGTAGACTGCCAAATCTTCTGGAAGTAATAAGACGGTGGTGTTCCGTCTTCGGTTAGCTCAGTACTCGACTGAAGTTTAGGAAGTATGTTCATAGACCGACATCCGCGTACTGTTCATTGCCGGTGACGCCAGAGACGCGCAGATGCGCCGTATTAGTCATAGTGAACTCACAGAGAATTCCTGGATGACTGAACATACCCTGCGAACGCCACTGGACTTTACTACGGAAGTCATTAGGAATTCCTGTGTATAATGTTCTATTCTGTAACGTCCCAAAACTCTGTCCACCGTCTTTAGACGTTCTCATACCGATGTTAGCACTGATAGAAAACCCCGGATTAGTCCTTAGTTGGATGTTATCAAGTCGAAGAGTCTGTCCATCTAATGGATAACCAGCCCTGAAAGTCCTCTCCATGTTATTACTAGTCGCGGCTCCGTCTGTGTAGTTTCCTGGGTTCCAAATGTACAGCTTCCCATCTGTGGCACTTCCAAATCGGTGAGTATCGAGACCTCCGGAAATATTTTGGACACGGCACCAACAACGGACTGCCCAGTTACTTAGTCCGAAAGTTCTGAACTCCGACCAAGTAGCTGATTTAGAATTGTAGACGTAAGTCTTGTTGAAACCGTCGAGACGAAGGGCAAGGAATTCTTCTCCTAGCATCATAAATCGGAAAAGAGACAGAGTAGTTCCGCCATCAAGTTTTTCTTCAAGAGCAGGGGTTGAAATGACTTTATTAGGGGAGCCGACACAAATCCTAGCCTGATTAGTAATCCAAGCAAACGTCCCTGCGAAAGGTGTCATACATCTTGTATTCTTCATCCCGACGTTATACGTCTTACCTAGAACCGGTTGAAACGGGGCGTTAGGGTCCTGAGTTACAGGCCAGAATTCGACACTCTTACTTCCAAATAGGATTAATGTGTCTTCGAGATAGAGACAACCAAGGAGATTATCTGCGTACTGTTCAGCGGTAGCGAAGTTCAAAGCCCCGACGTTATTAGACAATGCATCTGACCAGTAAAAAGTCCCCGAATTCTTTTTAAGACAAATTAGACGAGAGGCCGCGACGCAGATATCTGTTACGTCAAACCCTCCCGGCATAGCCACCGTAGAAAATGTCGTACCGTCATATGCGAAGACTGACTTACCTTTATTACAGAAGATTCTGTCGGGGAAACAGTCGATATTTCCTAGGTCAGTCCCGTCTACAGTTCCCACAGGAGTTCCAGGGTCACGATAGAGCTGATTGATTCCAAGGTTCGTAGATAACCCGAAAACGTCGCCGTTAAGGACTCCATCCATTTGGAATAGAGCAGTGACAGGACCATTTCCCATCGTGTTGGGACCCAATCCGAGATTACTAATCCCTGGACGGGACATCAAGACAGGACGCTGTTCCGTCGGCGACTGTTCGACGTACATGTTGACTAGCGGCGTCTGGATCATATCGCCAGCAAACTGGTCGAAGACACTAGTTCCGTAGATAAAATCCATCAGTGCCCCTTACTGAAACTCGGAAAGCCGAAGAAACCCTTGAACGGATTGCTAGGAAGACAAGTCAAGCCATGTTCTGAATCCATCTCTTCAGAGTGGTTGTAACGTCGCTTGAACTGTTTCATTAGTCGATTGAAATATTCGATAGTCTCCGGATGGGTTTCTGCCCCATATCTTGGATTAAGTCGCATAGCCAACGCTATTACCAGCATATCATCGAATTGGGATTTAAAAGGAGAGACATCCGTCCCTAAAGCAGGAATTGTAACAATGTTCCAGCGCCCTTGGATGTCGTCATACTCGAACAATGTATTAGAGGCGTTAGTATTTAGGACCAAAGACGCCGCACCATTTATAGTTCTACCATTACCATTCAAAGTCAACGGGAAGGTTGCGAAGTTCCCAGAAATGTCAAGAACGTTAAGAAGACTTCCGTCACTAGGAATAGGCGGAAGATAGAGCGTAGTCGGTCCTGTGAGGTTGCATTGCAACTGGCTGTTAGTCTTTACGACAGTCGTAATAGTCTGATCGTCAGGAGGACCGTACGTGATACCGTTAGTACCGACGTTATAGGATGTTAGAAACTCGCCTAGTTCATCGAAGAATAGAGAATTAATATAGTTTACGAGAATAGTCAGAGCCTCGGCAGACTCATTCGTATCCGGAGTCGTACCTATGGCGATTATTCCGCTCTCACGGAATGCATTATTAATGATTGTCGTGAGAGTCGTCACAGTTTACTCCAATACGGCGCAAGAGATTGAGCAGGTGACAGCCGGAGAAGTCCCTCCGACGACTGCCTGAATCCTGAAATCAGGAGGTAGGACATCATTCGCAGAGACGTTAGCGACAGCCGCAAGACTCGGAAAGACACGGAGGACTACAGTAGAAACCGTAGTTATCGCAGCCGAAGACAGGATGTTATAATACTTACCTGAAATCTTATCCTTGCCTTGGATATTGACTGTCAGTGTCGGTGAAGTCCCCGTAATAGCGGTTACATCAATGAAAACGATTAGACCCGTTCCCGCTCCACCATCGAGATCAGCGCCGTTGACAGTTCCGGCTCCTTGAGCCGTAAGAGGAAAGACAGACTGAGTTCTGTCAGGTGTCGAACAAGCCATTAGTTATCCTTTACCAATAAAGAAGAGTACCACCGGCACCCCCGGTAAGAGTAATAGTGCAGTCATTTCCTTGTGTGTACATAGTCAATTCAAGACGCTGACCAGCTACTAGTGGGCAGTTATTGAGCAATACAATTCCGTTATGGTCGGCGATTGTAATAGCTCCTGGCATAGTAGCAATAAAAGCCCCTAGACCGTGAATATCCTGATTAGGAAAATTCGTTATAGAATTGACGCCCAGTACCCTAGGAGTATAGCGTAGTTGCAGCATGTATTAATCCTCACAAGAAGGAAGGGGGCTGCCAAAACAGCCCCCAACCAAATTAGGCTCCGTTGATACGGACGAGACGCCGACGGTCGCGGACGTTAGCCGTAAGGGCAACGTCAAAGCGGACGCGGTGGTCGCCTGTCGTGAACAACGAATCCTGCCACATACGGACAGACAGAGGAACCTGCGTCAACTGCTGACGACGAGCCGTACCCGTAGCAGGCATGATGAGGTCTGCGGTGTTGCAGATGATAGCCTGTTTCTGGATAACGACGCGAGGTTTGTAAGCAGTCGAAGCCGTGCCTCGGAAAGTAACCGTAGCAGAGTTCGCCGGAATCGTACCGACAGTCGCAAACGCCGTGTTGACGTTTACATCGCCAGCCGATCCGGTGCCTGGGACGATAATCGCCGGGAAGATTCGCATGCTGGCAAGAGCGCCAGTACCATCGGCAGTATAGTTACCGATGACTCGGAACTGCTGAAGATGCGAATGAACCTGACCAAGGCGGTTGTCGTACGCGAAGACGTTAGCGATGGTAAAGATTTCACCGTCGTTAATCGTGGCATTCGCGCCGAGGCCGTTGATGTTCAGGGTCGAGGTCATGTACTGACCAGGAGCGCCTGAAACGGCGACAGCCGAGTAGTTGACATTGTGG